ATAATTGTTTTATTTTATAAGTGTTATTGCTTTAGTTACTAATTCCTTTATTTCATTCTCTCTTCTAGTGTGTAAGTATTTAAGCTCTTTAAGTTCCTTTTGCATTTTAATGTAATGTACTCCGACTATAGATAGTCCCTTTACTAAATCTGCTAAGTCTTTATTATCTGGCTTTAAATCTGACCACTCTAAAACTTTCCTTGAGGCTGACTCAAACCATAAGTCACGCTCTCTATCGTCTTCATAAGACATTATGAGAAGTATTTATCTAATACTAGTGCATCTATGGTAGATAACTCTCCAGCAATCATCACGATGTCTGTTATATCTGTCTCCTGAGCTAATACTGTATGAGTCTCAAATGAATGTCCTTGCTCTTCGTCTAGAGCGTTACAGCGACTACTACCTTTGTCATAGTCACCATCTACTGTCAATACAGCTCCGTATAAAATTACTTCGTACATAATGAAGTGTTTTGTTCGTGTTGTGAGTAAAAGGTTTGTTTAGCATAGGTCTGCTGACCCATTGACTCGTATCTATATCCTAAGATAGGATTGACACCTGTGTTCCAAAATTGTTTTTTTGCTTTCATTGTTATAGTGTTTATCGTTATTGATGGTACAAACATACGAATTATTATTCGATATACCAAACTTTATCGCATAAAAAAGGAGAAAAAACTAATAAAAGTTCGATCTCCTTCTTAAAATAAAACAAAACAAACGCCCTAAGACTTAATAAAGAAGCCCATTTCTTTCAAACTATCCGTGTCATAGTATATATAGTCTGTATAAATACCTATCCTAGTAACACCTCGCATTATTAAACCCCTTATTAATTTCATTCGTTTAACACTGTCCTTTATATTAACCCTTACACCTAAACCAACTCTATGTGGATTCTTTGTAGTTAATGTTAACGTTTTCGAGTTTTCTTTACACGTATAACCTAAACCTATTTGAAACCTCATTCTCTCTTCTCTAGCTATATCGTCTAATATATAGACTGGCAACCTTTCCATGTAGTTCTTTCCACTCTTTACATTACATCTGAAACACTTACAACCAAACTGACTCCAGAGTATATTCTTCAATCCCTCCTTATCGTCTGCCTCTGTGTAATCAAAAGTGTATTCTGGTTTATGTGCTTCCGTATTATACATACTCCAATATACAACTAAATACTAGTATTCTAGCTATGTATTATAAATACTTATAAATAATAGTTTTCGTAAGTTTTCGTAAATAAACTTGCATATGTCAAATATTTTTTGTAACTTCGACTTAAGTTATTAAGATAATTCAACCATTATATCTTTTAAGGCATCTCCAGATGCTACCCTACGGAGTAGCTAAGATATATATATATAAAGAAATTTATTTGTAGACAGGATAGGTGTATTCCAGATTGAAATATAAATATTTACAAAACTTTAACACTTTTTATAGTGTGAAACATTTTCTTTTTTGTATATTCACTCTTTCTTATAAAGAAGGTTACACCGCATAACAAATGCGGATTGATCGAAGTATACTTGTATAAGGGATAATTATATTATTTTTTAATACCTTATTATAGCTACTCCTCAGACTTCGTCTGGTGTTTTAGTAGTTGTATATTAGTGCGACTTATAAATAACAAATAAATAACAAATGATTAAACAACAACTTAAAGAAGCAATTAGACTTCTAACAGATCTAGCAGAACTTCAAAATGGTACTCCACTTATTAGATATGAGGATGAGTATAACAAAACAATGGATGAGGTATGGGACTTTATCGCTGAATACAGAGATGTATTATAATCTCTTTGTCTTCTCAAAGGATCGACCTCCAAAGTAAGCAACAAAAACAGTTACTAGTAGTGTCTTAAGTAAATCAACCCAGCCACTATCTACATTAAAGTTCATACCGTAAGAGTCACCTATGATAAGCACCATAGTCATAACAGTTAGGAATATAAGAGTTAAGGGTCTAACGTTCTTAGACAAGAATGAATCTGAGTTCATATCAGCAGACCATCTTTGAGATACTCCTTTCATATCCTCTAAATCTAACTCTATTAACTTTAAAGCATATTGTCTTTGCTCTTCTGTTAAAGCGTTAGGATCTGATTTGATTGCTTCCATAGCTCCTTTAAGATCACCTGAAGCTACGTTTAAAGCTACATCAGCTATCTTCTTAAAGTCTAAACTCCTAAGGAAATCACCAACTCTAGTTGATCCGTGTATTTCTTTATATGTTTTTTTCTTATCTGGCATCTTTAATATATTTTATAAGTTCTTTAATGGCTTTATCCCAATCAACCATTTTAGCTGTAAATCTATCATGCATTCTAGGTTGCATTAAGAATACATCGTTTGTATGTAGTGAATCAAATAGATCGTGACTTAGTTCGTGAAATACAAGTATTTTCTTTTGTCGTTCATTTAAATGATTCCAATAGTAAGGGTGTACAGATACTTCAACTCTATTAGGATCGAACATACCGTGAGCTACACCAGCGTAAGGAGTTTTAACTAAGCTAGGATCAAAGACTACTTTAAAGTCTCTCTTCTTAACTTTGATATCGTTCTCAGCTAGTATTTCAAAATACTCGTCTACATAAGGCTGTAGCCTATCTGAAACTTCATATTCATAGCTCTTACAGCTTATTAAAGTTATTAGTAATAAACCTAAATAGACCCCCTTCATGTTAAACATACCCCAGAATATTAAACGTTCGACCATCGAGCCTCATGCCCTCTTATGTCGTAATGTGTAAATGTATTGTATTTACCAAGTCCTCCTTGAGATATAAACTTACCATCCATTAATCTATCTAAAGCTGTGTAAACTTTATCTGGAGATATATTACTGATAACCACGTCACTAGCTTTACCTAGAATATGCTGCGAGTTTGAAACTCCACCAATATCTTTATTGTGAGCTACACACCTGTAAGCACTGTTTATTCTTATGGGTTCATTTAAGATACCTCTAACTATCTGTAGATTCTCAGCAAGTACTTTAACGTTCTCTTTAACGTTATCTGGCATTTCACAACCACACTTACATTTAAATTCACTTAAGCTAAAGTTCTTAGTCATTTTCTGTGTTTTTTTCATTAATCCTAGCTCTTCTATCAAGAAAAACGTTTATACCGTTTACTATTTGTATCAAAGTCCACACTATACCAACACCCATTGCAGTTATTTTCACCGTCTGGTCTATCTGTGTTAGTGAAAGCCCTAAGGACGCAACGTTAATTAATGCTGTAGATCTCCATTCCATTTTATTATGTTTATTTTTATAACGAGCTAACATCTTGATGTTTGATTTCTTTTAAATACTTGTGAGGTAATTAGCTTCAACATCAGTTAATTCCATTTGATAAGCTCTAATGTCACTTATTAAACCGCTAAATTTAGTTGAGTTATCATTGTAACTTGTGTTACCAGTAATAAATGATATTATTTCACCAAAGTTGTCAGTTGAAGATGTATCTGTAGCAACAGTTTCTCCATTTATTGATATTTTAGTTTGATTGCCTTTAAAGTAAACCATAACTTTTACATTCTTACTGTAAGCATCTACGGTTTCAACGTGAGTAAATAAGTCGTTATCTTTCTCTACCAGAACTTGAATACTTGTTCCGTTTGATTGAGACAATACTTGAATCCTATTATTGTTAGTTCCATCTGTAAATGTAAGTTTACCATTAGAGTCTTCCAAATCATCAAACCTAACATCAAAATAATAAGCTCCCTCATATTGACCTGTATATTGAGAAATCGAAGAAATCCAGAAATCATCTCCACCAGCACTTACTGTTGAACTATCTGTTTCTATTAAACTTAGGGGCTTGACTTCTTTCTCAACTTGACCTCCCCAGATTAAAACACCTAAGTCAGGGTATCCGTTTATTGATCCGCCATCACCCAATGTTACTCTGTATTTCTGAGAACCAGTATTAGTAGGTGTTCCTGTTACAGATATTCTATACCAACCATTTGTAACGTACTCTATACTAGCTTCTCCAGCAGAGTTGTTCACAACAGTGCCAGTATCCAAGTTAAATGAAGCACTACCCCAAGTGTTATACGGAACAGAGTTTCTAGCTTGAAGTAGGTTTATCTCATTCTCACCATTAGCCTTTGCGTATATTGAGAACGTAGTTTTATCTGTAGTATAAGTAGACACAACTTGCTCAGTGTATTTAACTGTAAGAACTTCTGATGAAGCAATTAAGTTGTCAGCCTCTAGCTTACCGTTTGGAGCTACAGAAGAATTACTCTCTATTACTGCATTCGCTTTAACATGTAAGGATTGAGTAAAGTCGGAGCTATATTTATAGAAATTTGAATGATCTCTTTCAATTTTATAAGAAACCTTATCTCCTTCGTGCTTCCTTTTCGGTTCACCTACACCTATAGGTGACAACTGTCCATTTGAGAGTTCACTAAATGAATCTGAAGACCTACGAAAAATAGCTTGTGTAGCTGGTTTTATTAATTGTATATTCTGTACCCTATCTGCAAACGGTATCATTACTAGTGATGGCTGCTTCATTTTCTTTCTTTTTTAAGTATTTCTTTAGTTTTAATATATTAGCTTCTTTAGGCTTATATATACTTGCTTTCTTTTTTAGACTCATAATATTAAATATACCAACCTCCTGTGTAATTAACTTCTTTATCTGGATACATATCCTCAGAGCTATTCTGACTGTACTCAGTAAACTTATTACTGTTTAAGCACATATAATCAAGAAATCTCTTTGTATAAAACTCAGCAGTATCATTCATTCTCTGAGTTAGATAAGTAACCTCATCCTTAGATACAGCTTCAGCATTCTCAGCTGTATGCTTATGTAACCCCCCATTCTTTAATGTAAAGGCACTGTAAGGTAGTATCGTTGCTTGAGTGTACCAAACTAACATCGGCTTAATGAACTCGTCTAACAAGTTCTTATAGTCAGCGTTAACCTCATCGTTAATAGTTCCGTCTACTATACTAGATTGTAATTTCTTATATAGCTTACCCCCTAAGTAGTTTTGTATATGAATGTCTTGAGCGACCTCAATATACTGGACTATCTTACTAGAATCTACGTTTCCGTCTATTAGTGACTTCTTTTTCAAGTCAGCTACACTTATAAATAATGCTTTTCTTGCCATCTTATTCTTCTTCGTCTGTTGGTTGAACTTCCTCTAATACTACTTCTATTTCCTCTAACACAGGAATCTCACTAAGCTCAACCTCTGAACTTAGCTTCTCTCCAGTTTCCTCTTCTCTTTTTACTTTAGTAGAGATATTATCTAACTCAGTAAACTCAATAGGTTGTAGTGTTACAAAGTATAAATCTAATACAATTTCATTAAACAATAATATATCGTTAAGAGCATCTATAATCTCATCCTGTATTGGTCTGATAATTACATTATCCATAAGTACAGCAGCAGTTCTTAATTCCTCTGCATTATTACCGAATCCAGTATTATCTTTAATACCTAATAGAATAGGTGATACAATACCATGACCTAACATAATTTTCTGAGTAGCTTCGTCACTCATAAATTGATACTGTGCGTGAGCATCTGGTAAGTGAATTGGCTCTACATCAGCTTTTGTTTCAGCAGACTCATTAAATGCAATAATAAATTTACCAGCATTTGAACTACCTGAGAACTTGTCGTATATCTTACGCTCTAAAGCAGCTTGAGTTTCTTCTGGTGGCGTACCGTTATTAAAGTTAATTAATAAAGACGGTTGTAAACCATTCTTGATATTGTTAATATGGTAGTTAGATACTTCCTCTTCTAAAGAACAGTACTGTAAACATCCATTATAATCTACTGGAGCATAGTAATAGAACCCACTTCTGTACGGTTTAATTACGTAAAGCTCATTATGCTGACCCTTAGTTCCGTTATTAAATGTAGGGATTCTTTTAGGTCTATCTGTAGCCTTTAATTCACTCCATTTTGGATGGAAGTAGTAAGCACCGATAACTCCGTCTTTACCAGCTTTCTCAGCTCTAAGAGTCTCCATAGGAAAGTGAGATACTTTTAATATCTTAGTCTTTCTTTTGTTGTACGATACCTGTATAGCAGCTTGACCTAGCATCTTATAATCGTGTGCTATTCTTTTAATCTGCTTCTTAGGTAGTAACATCTTCATCTTTAAATAACCTTCTGGGTTATCTTCTCTATTAGTAGCTTCTAATCCTCTACCAGAAATCATATCAACGATACCGTTAATACATCTAGAGTTAGTAGGTGAGCCTAAATAGTTATCTATCAATTTCTTGAAGTAGTCGTTGTTTTCACCGTACTCAACCCAATCCTTATTGTAAACTTCTTTTACAACAGGTGTCTGGTATCCAGATAGGTTAACTACTCTTACATTATTACTTTCCATATTTCTTTTGTCTATAGGTTTATAACGAATTAATTACATTACGTTACTGTGTACCATTCATAGTTAGTGTATTGCCCTGTAACCATATCCACTCGAGTTAATAAAAAGTTAACTCCATCTCTAGTAGATGCCTGTGTTGAGTATTGATATATTGTTCCTTCTGATTCAGGATCTAACTCTATACCAGTTAAATTAGTAGGGAATGATATTTGAGTATTGTGTCCATATACTCTTCTTAATAGATTGTCTCCAACTGAAATTAATTGACCGTCACTAAAATCATAGACGTGCCTTGTTAGAGTTACTGCGGAAGCCCTAGAGCTGTCCCATCGGACGTCTGAGATCGGAAGAGCACACGTCTGAACTCCAGTCACGTTGTT